TAACCATCTTAACCTCTTTTTGTGCGTCTACGGCCATTTTAGAGGCTATGTATTTTTCTACTATACCCTTAACTTGACTAATCTCGTCAATTATGTCGTTTTTAATGTCCTCTGGGTTAGAAATTGAGATTTCTTCTCGTTGTTCTGGAAAAATAACTTCCTTTTCGCTGACTTTCTTTAAGACATTCTTGACTTTAGACAACTCATCAACAATTTCAAGAGTAGGGTTTTTCTCAATCCTTGCTATTCTCTCCAGTCTTTTAATTTGTTGTGGTGTGAACTCCATATTATTCAAAGTTTTGAACAGTCGTTGTTAAGACTACTGGGGTATTGTCTTCCCAGCGTTTAGCATAGAAGTCAATTAGTGCCTGTTTTTGTTCGGCATAATCTCTTTGGTATTGAGCAAGAGATGGTGAGTTTGGTTGTTTAATCTTTAACCAAGTAATCGCCATACCCAAAGGATATAATCCGTGAAATGGAGAGGCGATACCTGGGGTTTTAGTTGTATCAGATGTAGCAAAAGAAACAAGTGCTCTATCAAAGAATAGCTTTAAACCACCAGTTGAAGCATAGTTTGGTTCTGGATACAGCTGAACTGTATCATTAATCATAAAATAACCAGTTGGAACGCCTGAATGTGTTTCAAGCGAACCAATAGCTTCTTTTTCCTTTTCCCTAGTGAATGGCTTAATCTTTAGCCAAGAGCCGTTCTCGTCTTTAATCTCTACCCTTTTAATAGTCAGGGCTGATGTCGGCATAGCATATCTTGATTGACCACTGACCAAATCAGTTGTAGCTTGTGGCAAGTCTGTCTGATTGCTGTCATCCCATTGCCAAGACCCCATAGATGACCAAATAGCGAACCATAGGTCATCACCAGTTTCATTAGCCCAGGCTGTGAACTTCTTTAATCTTGTGGCATCACCTGAAATATAACCATCACCGAGGTCTGTATAGTCCTCAGTTAATTGGATTATTCCGTTTTTATTGGTTGTGTCGTTGAATTGCATATGATTTTATCAAATAAATCTTCGTATAAGTGAGCATTATCTTTCATCTGCCAATTTTTCTTAATATCTTCGTAGGCATTTTCACCAATTTTTTTCCTTAAATCTTTGTTTTCTATTAAAAGTGTAAGATATTTAATCCAATCATCTGTTGTTCTGGCTAAAAAGCCTGTTTTTCCGTGCTGGATTGTCTTAATGCCTAAAATATCTTCATAATACGGATAAACCTTTGAGGCGACTGATGGTATCTTATAAGCTGCGTATTCCATCCATTTAATGTGGCTCTTGTTTCTGTTAAACTCATCATCAATTACCTATATCCCACTTAGTTTTTGACAGCTTCCAGGGATAATTCAACCAGCTTGGCGTTCCACCTACAATTGATACCCGTCTAAACATCTCATCAGGGAACTTACCGAACAAATCTCTAACCTGATTTATTTCAATCCCTCCCATAAAGTCAACCCAGACATTCGGATACTTGGCCATAATCTTCTTGATTGCTGGCATAACCATTAACAGGTCTGAGAAGTGAGTTGTTGACCCTTGCCAACCGATTTTAATCATTCTCTGGTTCTGATTACCCTTATATCTGTATCTGAACTCGTCTAGGTCGTTAAAGTTAGGCAATACTGTTATCGGGGTATTCTGCTTATATACTTTCTTGAAAAACTCCTTGTGATAATCAGCTAGTGGCTGAGTTGAAACTATCAGGTGGTCAGCTAAAGATAGATATGCTGACAAGATTGCTCTTTTTTGGCTACCTGGATAATACCACTTATATCCTGGCTGGTCTGGTCTAACCTCAAAATAATTATCATCTAAATCTATGACCAGCTTCTTATTATAATGCTCTTTAAAAAATGCTATCTGTGAGGCCGCTGTCGGATTATCAACCGCCTTAGTTACGATAATATCGTGGTCTTTAATAATCTGCTCTAAGACATTTTCTCCACCGTAGTCCTTGATGTTATTTCCGATTACCTTAACATCGTGCTTCTTAATGTATTTGGCTGGCTGGACTATTCTATAATAACCAACGCCACTATAATTATTATCTTTTGTATTGTTCCAGGAGTTGTCTATAAAGGCTACTTTCATAAAGACTCAATGATTTTTTTAATTCCCTCTTCTAAACTTACCTTACACTTAACGCCTTTAACTGGGGTGTCTTGGATATAATTGCCTGGCTTATCAATATAGACTGGCTCAATGTTCGTTCCCAATACCTTGTTAATCGTCTTGATTATCTCATTAAAGCTGGTATTAACCCCTGTGCCTATCTCGTATATTCCAGTTGCCCGTTTCTCTACCAGTTCCATTATGTTATCTATTACATCGTCAATATAGATAAAATCTCTTGTCTGTGTTCCGTCTCCCCAGATTACTGGGCGTTCTCCATCTTTCATTTGCTTACACCACTGATAGACTGTTGACGCATAGTTTGACTTGTGGTCTTCGCCTGGTCCGTATGAGGCCGCTATTCTTAATCCTAAAGCGTTTAGATTATAGGCTTGGTGTATTTCTTCTAGGCAGGCCTTACATCTAGCATAGCTGTTATTCTTATTATTGACAGTAGCACTTGACGGATAGACTAGATAAATGTTGTTATCTTTACATAAACTAGCTAATTCTAAAAATGTGCCGATTGTTTCTCTAAAGCAGTAGTCTATGTTCTTGTTAAATAATGTTATAGACGAAGGAGCTCCAAAGTAATAGATTATGTTTGAGTCTTTGTGCGGAGTAGTCTCAAACGACCCAATCCTTTTGGCAAGCTCCTTGCCTATAAATCCATTTCTACCGAGCAGACAGTTCATACTTCATCATTACATTTCTTGCCTGCCTCATTTGTTCATCACCTATTTTCTGGGTGATTTGTTCAGGGTGTATGGTATAATAGGCCATAATTCTGTTCCAAAAAACTGGTTTATACTTACTTCCAAGCCTTAGCCAGTATTCATAATCAGACACTAGGTCGTTGGTTTCATCCATTTCACCAACCGCCTCATAGGCTTCCCTTGTCCAATAAACTGATGGCTGTGGAACGAAGTTTCCTCTTAGGAGTTTTGAGTAATCCCACTCTTCACCCCAAAGAATTCCAGCATCTCCTCTGACCATTTCAATGTAGCCATACCCCCACTTATGCTTTCCAAGATTTTCGCTAACGAATTTTAGTGTTCCCTCAGATATTCTGTCATCATCATTAGCCCATACAAAGACATCTCCAGTAGCTGCCTTCATTGCTTGGTTCATTGCGTCTGTAATCCCTCTGTCTTTATTCCAGATATACTTAATTCTATCATCTTTTGGCAGTAGGTGTCCAATAAATTCACCGCCGTCTTTGATTATAATCTCAAAGTCTTGATAGTCTTGATTTAAGACTGCTTCAACCGCCTTAACAATGAAGTCTGGGCGGTTAAATGTTGGTATCAGGACAGATATTTTCATATAGCTTTTTTAATGATTTAGCTACTTCTTCCCAGCGATACTTCTTAATTTCCTTGCTGTGATTGACCTCTTTGCCGTATTCTTTCTTGATTGCTTTCTTTATGCTGGTTATATTTTCAAACTCACAAAGTGACACATCATCTGGCTTCCATTCACTGTGGTCTGTCAGGACTACTGGACAATCTTGTGCCATAGCTTCCATTACAGCTAGGCTCATCAATTCAGCCCTTGAAGCCAAAACCATTACCTTAGCGTGCTTATACATCTTAATCAGTTCTTCTCTGCCCATAGGTGGCAAGATTATAGCACCGTGGGCTTCTACTTCTTTGGCATAATCCTCGTATAGTCTTTCACCAACGCAGATATACTTTAGTCCTAGTTGCTTACAGGCTTTGGCTACCGCTAGTTGACCCTTAAACCTTTCTATTCTACCAACTGATAAGACATAATCTCCGTAGTTGTTCTTTGACCTGACTGATTTGAACCAGAAGTCATCAATTCCATTAGGTATTATATGAGCAATCTCGTCTTTTAGATTCAACTGTCTTTTAACCCTATCTATTTCTCCTTGATTTAAGAAAATAGCGGCAGAACAGTTATCTAGCATTACCTGTTGCTTCTTATAATCAACGAACTCTCCTGTTTCAGCGTAAATCATAGAGCTTACCCAGGGTTTATTATGTAGATTAGACATCCAGCAAGAATATACAGCCCATTCCATTGAGAAATTAAAGTTATGGACTATGTCAAACTCTCTTATTCTTATGGCTGGCCTTAGCAATCCTCCTTCAATAATCTCTACATCTACTCCTAGCTTAATCAGTTCTTCGGCGGTGCGTTCCATTTGAACATAATCACCACCAATCCAGACATCTTTTGGTCTATTTGTGAAAAGGACTTTCATTATAGGTCTTTATCATCACAGGTCATTAGCTCTTTAAAGCCTTCTTCATTATTCCAGCGATTTATAAAGTTCTCAGCTAGACTAATAACCTCTCCTAGTGTTCTGTGTCGTCTTCCGAACTCGTCTTTATAAGCAGGGTCAACTTCTTCCTTAATCTCATTAGCTGGACAGGCACAAATATTAATTGACCTGCCATTGTAATTATAGGCAACCTCGCAAACATCGTTGACATCATATTTTGAAAGGTCATTGATGACGATATTCTCGTCAATTTCTTTGAGCCGTAGCTCTAATTCATTTTTTTTCATATTGCTTTCTCGCCACGCTCGGGTTTATCGGCGAGAACTGATAACCCGAACGGGAACAATTATTTAATTAAACTGTTAGGCAGTAGCACCACTCTTGATGACAATCACCCAGGCGGAGTTCAAGACCTTAGCAACGAATGAAGCCTTCCAACCGATAGTAGAATACATATCTAAAGCATTGGAGGTATCACCAGCACCAGGGGTCTTAACGATAATACGCTTATCAGGCTGACCAGCAAGATTTAACACACCATAGGCATTCTTACCGAACACATAGGTATGATAAACGGTAGCGGTAGAGCTTTCGGTAATCTCATTGTTTGTTTCAACAAAGCGGACACCGTGTAAAGTTCCAACCTGACCGTTCTTGTAAAGGTCAACATTGACATAGGTATTAGCATTCAACCATTCACTATTGCCACGCAAGTCATAAGCAGCACTTACAGGGATAACAGCACGGAAGAAACCATCATCAAAAGTTTTAGCTTTGTTTTTCTTTAACGTGCGGACAGCCTTACGAATTTCAGCACCAGTTAAGGTATCAGTGCTTGCCACTGCACTTAAAGCAGACTTACCGCCAGCAAGCTGGGTGGTAGCATTAGCAGACAATTCAGCAGCGATTAAAGTGTCTAAGGTTTCACCAGCGTTCTGAGACATAACTTCAATGTGTTCCTTTAAGCCCTCGTCAATTGAAGTCATCTCAAACAAGGAAGAAACACGAGTGTAGTTACCATACTCAGCGATAGTGGCAGAGACAATGGTTGTGGACATATCAACGCCAGTTGGATTGGTATTTTCCGATAAAGGAGTTGTAGCCACGGCCAAAGGTGAAAAGCGGTTGAAATAAACGGTTTTGCCGCTATTCTTTGGCATAGTTTTCTTTTGAGCACCGTAGTCATAGTTAATTGACATTTCGGCACGTTCTAAGAATTTTTTGTCATAATCAATTTGTTATCGCATACTTTTACTGTATGCTTCTTACGCTTTCGTCGTAAGTTCAGACTATACCATCAAGTCATTGTTAGACTTGTCAAGCGTGTAGTCGTTGAGCCGTTCAGTCCTATATAGTGCGTTAGCTCTATTCATTTCAGACTTAAAGTCTTCATCTTCTTGTCCGAAAGAGCGAAATCCTTTTTTATAAGAAGGTTCTATTGATAATCTATAGGCAACAAATCTTTTCATTATTTCTAATTGTTTTTGTTTTCCAACAAGATTACCATCTAAAAACTCTATCCACTTAAGACATCTTCTAAGGCCAAAGATTTGAACAACATAGTTTGTTAATTTCATTTTACCTTTAGGAAGTCTTGTAATGGCATAGAATGATAAACCATTTCTTATACAGATTTCTCTTATTTTTTCAATCACTAGCGGATTACAATTGCTTATACTTATTTGTGGCCTATAGTGAAGTCTATTTTTATACTTCTGTTTTGCCAATTGTAAGCAACCTTCTCCGTCAATAATTCCAGCTAACCACCCTTTATCAAAGAAAGAACTTAGCTGCTGATTGTCCATTGTGTCATTTTTCATATTATTACCTTGTTAGTAATGAAAACTTTAGGAGTTTCCAGCAATGAGCTTGATTAAGATTCAATATGATTTAAATCTGCATCAGCCCTGATAGGGTTGAGCTTGTAGTTAATGAAGCCATAAAAAATTATGTAACTTCGCAATCAACTTTTAAAAGAACTTGGGGAAAGAGTTTTGAACGATTACGATTTAGGTAACAGTTTTTCCAGCTCTTCCAGTGGCATATTTCTTAATTGGTCTTCGGTAAATTTCTTTTCAATATCAGACTTGTTGCTATTTACATCAACAACAGCTGACTCAGCTCGGTCTTTTTCACGCATAGCGTCTAAAGCGGCTTTGACATACTGATTTTCAAGAGCTTTCTTACCGCCATAAGGTTTTAGAAACTCAATCTCTTGGTCGCTAAATCCTTCTGTTTTAAGTTCCAATTTTTCCAATCTTTCACTGATTTCTGGTGAACTGTTTTCCACCCCCTTTAAATTAGTGCCGACAGGTTTATTCTTTAGGCGAGCATACAGTTTCCTGTTTGTTTCTTCTAAAGTTTCCACCTTTTTTACCCAATACTCTTTGTATTCTGGGCTTTCGGTTGGGTCGGTATCAACCTCATCAGCGTTGTCGTTGCTGTCTTCCGCACCATTTAGAGAGTCGGTGTTCTCAATGTCTAATTCTTCTGACATAGTTTTTCTGCTATTCACGATAGCTCGTTATAGGCCTTTTAAATGGTAGCCTTTTAACCAAATATAATTATTGCTAATTATTCCATTGAATCTCTAGGGTCTTGCTTTTCAACAACACGACCACTGGCTATTGTCTGACAATCACTAAAGAATCTCTGTATCAATTCAACAAAATGCTTCCTTGCTTTAATCTCACCTTTTACGCTTCTATTAGTATCAGTTATGTCTATATTATCAATACTCTTTAGTGGTTCTAAATACTCCAAAAACATTGTCTCAATAAGACTCCACTCTGGGTCTTGGATTAATCTCTTTAGTTTATCAATTTGTTCTGTGCTAAACATATTATTGGACTTTAGCCATTGGCTCTTCTTGTGTCATTCCCTGAGCTGGTATCATTTTACCGCCCATTGGTTGCTGAACCTGTTGGGCTTGCTGTTGCTGGTCTCTTTCCATTGCCGCTATTTCTAGCTTCATTGGACTAACTCCAGCTCTTTCAGCATATTCATAGAACAAAGCCTTGATAACAGGGTCTTGTAGAATGGTTGGATTAGAAGCCAGGGCAGTGAACACTGAGAATAAGTTATTAGTTAGTAATTGACTATCTTCTTGTTCGTTGTCGATGTTAATATCAAAGGTAAAGTCAGCGTTCTTATAGAAACTATCTTTGATTGTGATAAATCTATCAGTTCCAGCTTCCTTTAGTTGATTAGACACATCAGTCTTAATCTGTTCAATGGCCATTTCATCAACAGGTATTCCGTCTAATAATAAATCTAAGGCCTTTCTGTTGACTATTTCCTTAATGAGAGCACTGTCTATTCTAAACAACTCTTCATTGCTACCTATAAAGTGTAAAATATGCTCTGGTGTTAAATCTTTGATGGCTTGTGGTATAACTAGCTCTGTGAAGAAGAATCGTAGCATATTGGCTAGATTCTCCCGTTTTACGCCATATACAGATTTGGTGTTGCGGTCTTGAATTACTGCATTTGTAGCAGGGGTTGATGTTGGTAATTGTTCACCACGAATAACATCATAGGAGAAAGTAATCTCTTTAGCCTGATTAGCATATCTCATCTCCTCACTATTGAAAGCGGCTAGGTTTCTTTCTTCATTAGCCAAAGGAACTAATCCACCATTGGAGCCTGCCATTATAACAGCACCATTGGACAAGTCTCTGATTAAGTTCTTGACGATTGTCTTGTCTTGAGTTTGGAAGATGTGCTTATTACTGATAGTCATTGAGTCTCGCTTTTCATTAGCAAGCTCATTGGTTCTTTCTTGGATTTGGAATAAGTCCTCAATAACACCAATTCCTAGCCAACGACCTTCTGTCTTATCGTAATGAAAATCTCTGAAAGGCCAATCACCAAACCATTTAGACCTGAATAAGACAACACCGTCTTCTCTGGTGACTGTCTTGCCATCTTCACCAAGTCCATAGTTATTTACACCAGCAACAATGAACAAGGCTCTGACCATTTCTTCATTCTCTTTTGGTTCACTTCCGTCTAGCCAAGACTTTGGGACTTCACCATATCTTTCGTAAATCTTAATAACAGGCGTAGAATTGACCTGTTTTAGTGTCCCGTCTTGGATATAGGGCTCTGGTGCTGTATTTACATAAAACTTACTGATTACTTCTTCAACATTCTCCCAGCCATCCTTTTGCTTTTCTCTTAGTTGGCTTGGGGTTAAGTTATGTTCTAAAATTACAAATCTTGAGTTGGTAATAGTATCAACTGTTGGGTCTAAAACTAATCGTCTTAAATCAACAATGTCAGCACCTTTCTTTGTTTTCTTAATGACAGATGAGCCATATTTAGGCGATAACTCTGCTATTTTGTTTAAGGTAATAGCTACCTTGTTTTTCTTCATCCAGTTCTTTAGCTCGTATTCTAACAAGAATGTAGCCATCTCTGAGTTCCTTGTGTTAGAGATTAGCCTGATGTTCTTGGTATCAAAGTTTAAGAACCTAGAGCTAACCTTACAAGGTGCTTTAACCACATTCAAGAAAATCTTTTTGCGACCATTTGAGTCTAAGTCGCCAGTGACGAACCTTGAATTATAATAAAGGTGGCACTTCTTAATTGTCTGGTATTGATTAAAAGAGTATCCGTCAACAATCTTTATATCGTTATTAATGAAGTCATAAACCTCTTGTCTTGTCTGGGCGAATATGTTTTGTGGAGCATTCATATTATTCAAATTGATTTGATAGTTTCTCGTGATTATAATCTATTTCTCTTAGTAATTGAAAGTCATTTACTACTGGGTCAATACAATTACTAACAATAGCATATCTTATAGCGTCTAGTCCGTGGTCATTTTCTTTAATTGGTATCTCTGGTTCTGGATTGTCTGGTCTTTTGTCTGGATACTGATAGGTTTCAAACTCCCAGATTAGATTAGGGCAATTAGCACTAATGAATAGCCTATTTTGTTTTAATAATTCCTTTAGCTTGGCAATGCCGTTCTTAATGCTGTCTTTGCCTTTCTTTACTTCTAAGCAGTTAATGCCTTCTCGCTTTAGTTCTTCAATCTTCTCTGGAGCTTCAGGGTCAGGATATACTTTGTTAGCTTTGAGGTCGCCGATTATCTCTTTTACTTGGTCATTAGTCTGTCCTATCTTATACCACTCATAGTCAATCCA